TGGTGGCCCAGAATTAGGTAATGTTGGTGCAGCAAAAAGTTTTACTGGTGATATTATACAAAAGAATCATTTTGTTTATGGTGAGGCAAAGATTACTGAAATAGATGATGCAACAGGTATATGCACAGTTACTAGTGAGAATGAGTTATTTCCTGGAATTTTAAAGGTAAATAATATCTTAGCATTTGGTGGTTTAGGTAATAATGAAGCATCATTTGCAAGAATAACAGAAGTAGCAACAAATAGTGTTAAGATTACTGGTGTATCAACAGTAACTGGTGTTATACAGGGTCAAATTCCTGCATCAGATTTAGTCACTCCAAATTTAAGACTTGTTCAAACTCCATTAGAAACTGCACTTGAGAATAGTTTATATACATTAATGCCGAAACCTTTTATTTCGGATGTTGATCTTACTGATGCTACATTAACTATTAGAAAATCTTATTCAGTTGATGTTGCTATTAATCCAAATACAGGATTAGGTCGAATGACTTCTGCAATAACTGCAGATACAAATGAATCTTTCTTACCCTTTGATGAGGAAAGGTATATTTTTGTAAGACCAAATGGAGATGTTATAGCACTTACTGATGATATGTTCCAGTTTACTACTGGAAATACAGTATTGCAAATTGAAGGTTTAGGTTCTGCTACAACTGGATGCACATTAGTTGCAACATTAACAAAATCAAAACCATCTGCAAAAATTAAGAGGCAAAATAGAGTAAATGCTACTGTAGTTAATAGTTCTAGACTTACTGGATCTGGTATAGGAGCAACTACTTTAAATGATGGTTTGGTTTATGGTAATTTCCCATATGGAACTAGAGTTCAGGATGAGAGAATTTCTTTAAATCAAGGAGATGTTGTTAGGATTCTTGGCATATATGAATCCAATGATACTTCTACCGCATCTGCACCGAAGATGACTTTAGTTTCATTAAATGGTGCTACTGGTAAAACCACAGATCTTATTGAAGGGGAAAGACTTACTGGAGCTGATAGTGGTGCTATTGCAGTTTATACTGAAAAAATAACTGATACTCAAATAACATATATCATACAGAATCAAACTGCATTTGAAGAAGGTGAAGTAATTACATTCTCAGAATCTAAGGTTCAGGGTGTTATCTCAGTTTTGGATAATCCAAGTAGAAATATTTCTGCAAATTATACATTTACTACTGGTCAAAAGAATACTTTCTATGATTATGGATATATTACTAGAAAAATAAATGCTAAATCACCTAAAAACGGTTTAAAGGTCTATTATACTAATGGATTCTATGAATCAACTGATGAAGGTGATATTACGGTAAAAAATTCATATGATAGTTGGGATTATAGTAAAGATATCCCATATATTAATGGTGAATTGGTTACAGATACTATTGATATAAGACCTAAAGTTTCTAATTACACTGTAGTTGCTGATTCTAGATCTCCATTAGAATTTTATGGAAGATCGTTTACAGCATCTGGTGGTTCTGCTAAGAATATTTTAGCATCAGACGAATCAATTATTACCAATTTTGATTTCTATGTTGGTAGAAAAGATAGAATTTTCTTAGATAAAACTGGTAAATTCCAAGTTCAGTATGGTGATCCATCTGAGAAAATGGAAACTCCTGTTCCTATTGAAGATGCTATAGAAATTGCTATGGTTGAACTTCCACCATATCTTTTCCAAACAGATAGAGCATCTCTTAACTTTATGAAGCATAAGAGATATCGAATGCAAGATATTAAACGACTTGAAGATAGAATTAAAAATCTAGAATATTATACTTCATTGTCTATGCTTGAAACTGAAACTTCCAACTTATTCGTTCCTGATGCAGATGGAATGAATAAATTTAAGTCAGGTTTCTTTGTTGATAATTTTACTAGTCTTAAGACTCAAGAAACAAAAGGCCTTAAGATAAAAAATAGTTTAGATCCTACTCATAAGGAATTAAGACCTCAACATTACACAACTTCGATTGATCTTCAAGCAGGCCCTGTTGAAGATGTTGATCCTAGTGTTGATCGTGCATATTTAGCTCCTGAAGGAACTAACGTAAGAAGACAAGCAGATGGTGTTGTAACTCTTGATTATACTGAAGTTGATTGGTTAAGTCAGCAATTTGCTACTAGAACTGAGAGTGTTACCCCATTTTTGGTTAGTTTCTGGCAAGCAACCTTAAAAATCTCTCCAAATTCTGATACTTGGACTGATACTGCAAGAATTGAAGCAAAAATTGTTAAAGCAGAAGGTAACTTTGCTCAAACAATGGCAGATAACCAAAGAGAATGGGGTGTAGATCCACAAACTGGAATGAGCCCAATTCACTGGAATTCTTGGGAAACTACATGGACTGGAACAGAAACCAATAGTTGGACTACAACAAGACAAGAAGCAGGCCCTTCAAGAACTAACGAAGTTATTCTTAAAAGAGGTTGGATTAACGGTGGTAGTGGTAGAAACCTTTCTAGATTTGATACTGTTCAGACTGTTACAACAGTTCAAGATACTCACCAAGAGACTTGGCAGACAGGAACATCTACTAGAACTGGTATTAGAAAGATTGTTACAGAACAATGGGATAATGAATCATTTGGTGACAGAGTTGTAAGTAGAGATGTTATTAATGTAATGCGTTCTAGAAACATTGAATTTATAGTTTCTAAGTGCAAACCATTAACCCAATTATATGCTTTCTTTGATG